GACGTTGAATGGACGCAGGCAGGACGCAACGCCATCGATGGCAAAGATTACTCTTATTTTTCACCAACGTTCCTTGTCGATGACAACGGAACTCCAATCGGTCTGCCCATGCGTGGCGAGATTGGATCATTGGTTAACGATCCTGCATTTGAGGAGATTCCGCGGATCGCAGCATCACATCAAGAACCACAAACAAACATCATGATTGAACATCTGATCGAACTCGGACTCGTAGAGGCCGGACACGACGAGGCGACTGCTCTTGACGCAGCGAAAGCAAAGATCCAAGCACTCCGCGTAGACGCTGAAAAGGCTCTCACGGTGCAAGCATCCGCAGATGAGGCAGCCGAGAAGATCGCTGCTCTTGAGGGCGAGATCGAAGCATTGAAAGCAGAGCAAGCCGCATCCGCAGAGGCTGAGGCTAACGCAGCGATTGAGGAAGCAGTGACAGCAGGGCGCATCGCTCCGCAAGATGACGCTGCCAAGTCATTCTGGGCCGCATCGATCAAAGCAGACAAGTCTGCAATCAACATTCTCAAATCCATCCCGGCTAAAGTTGAACTCGAAAGCAAAGTTCTTGCCGGTCGCGTGGAAGAATCCAAACCCGAACTGAAGGGCATCGACAAAGTGCAAGCCGCTTTCGCCGCCCAAAAAGACTAATCTCCAACAACATAAACCATGCCTAATAACCTGACACTACTAGACTTGGCCAAACTTAACGGAGCCGACGCTGTTGTTGGCTTGATCGAAGAAGTGGCCTCCGTATCGCCTGAGGTGACGATCATCCCAGCGCGCACCATCCGCGGCACGTCCTACAAGACTGTTGCTCGTAACTCCCGTCCATCGGTCGGCTTCCGTGCCGCTAACGAAGGAACGGACGCAACCAAGAGCAACTTTACCGAGCGATTGGTGGAGTGCTTTATCCTCTCCGCTCGCGTGGAAGTGGACAAAGCTGTTGCTCGTGGATACGAAGATGGCGAATCCGCTTTGCAAGCTATCGAGGCCGCTGGCGTCATGGCCGCTGCACTCACAACCGTAGGCAGTCAAACGATCTACGGTGACAGCTCAAGCTCCAAAGGCTTCACCGGTCTGCAAAACTTGCAAGCCGCTCTGGGCAATGACATTGTAGTTGATGCTGGCGGCACGACCGCAGGCACAGGCTCCTCTGTCTACGCTATCAAAGCAGGTGTTACCGGCGTGTCATACGTCTACGGCAACGGCACCACGTTTGATTTGAGCGCATTCCGCGAAGGTGATGCAACAGATGCCGCTGGCAAACGCTATGCCGCTCTGATCGCTGACCTGACCGCATGGATCGGTCTGCAGTGCGTTAACAAATACGCAGTTGGTCGCTTGAAAGATGCAACCGCTGACAGTGGCAAAGGCGTGACCGATGCGAAGATTGCCGAGCTTCTCAGCAAGTTCCCGATCGGTGAGCGTCCAACTCATTTGCTCATGTCTCGTCGCTCTGCTTTCCAGTTGCAGGTCAGCCGTAACACGACTCCAAGCACCAAACAGGAAGCCTTCACTGGCATCCTCCCCGGCGTGCCTACCGAGTCCTTCGGAGTGCCTATCATCGTCACCGACAGCATCGTCGATACTGAAACCCTCAGCTAATCACTAACGAACCAGAATCATGGCTTACGAATTCAACCGCAATCAACAGGACGCTAACTACACGTCCTCCGTGGCAATCGCTCAGGCAGGTGCCAACAGCGCAGTCTTTGATCTCGAACAACCTATCGGTGGAGACATCGAGAACGTTGTTCTTGAGATTGCTGCTCCTGCTGCCGCTGGCATCAGCGATACCAAAGTATTGACCTACACTATCAAAGACTCTGCCGATGGCACGACCTTTGCAGTGCTGGATCCTACATTGGTAACGACTCAGACTGGCGCAGGTGGCGCAGGCGTAACGGCTAAAACCGTTCGCGTTAAACTGCCTCCTATCGCTCGCCGCTACGTTCGCGTAGAGCAAACAGCATCAGCCACATCCGGAACATTCTCCGGCAACATGGTGATCAAGCTGCTGTTCTAACACCTTCTGTGTGTGTTCATAGACTAGGCCGGAGTGGTTTTCGGAATTTTCCACTCCGGCCGAAACTTAAAAAGTCATGCCTTGGATTGCGCTTACATTCTCCGGACTCCGCGAACGCTTATCATCTGATGAGCTTTCTGCGCTTTTAGACGAGTCGTCAACTCCAGAGGAAAAGTGCGAATCAGTATTGCAGGACGTAGCACAGGACTTTGCCTCTCGCGTTAACGCAGGCCGTAGAAAGCGTGCATTGCCTCCAGTGGTCAACACTGGCAGATTTGTTCCTCCGGGCGCACAACGTCACGCATACGCGATTGCACGGCGTGAACTTACGAGCGTATTCCCATCATTGGCGCAATACAACGGTGACGACCGCAAAGCAGACTTTGAGGAAGCTAATAACTACCTTGATGACCTCGCCAACAATAACGCAGACGGTGACGATGCCGGTGCAACGTCATTTATTGCCGTCACAGGTGGGAGCTTCCGCTACGGTGGCAGTACCTTAATGGACTTCTCAATATCTCCATGAGCATCATACGTCAAATCGTTGACTCGATCGCTGACACGCTCAGAGCGCATGACTATTTCCGCACTGTGCCACTGATTCCTGTTGTGGTCGAGGATGCAAAGAATATCGACAGCGAGATAGAGCGAGCCATGAAGTCGGCAGGCGTAATGTGCCTAGTTAACTTTGTCGGAGCCGAAACCGATACACCGGACACTCCCGGACCACAACTCACACAGTCAAGATTCCAAGTCACAGTCTCTGAGATTCCGAGCGTCTGGAGACAATCACGCGCAGGGTACGTGCCATCATGCACTGAGATTGCTGAGGCAGTTTCTCGCATTATTCACCACACACAACCTTTCGACAAAGAGGACGTAGCCTTGACCGGTGGAGTCTTTATCTTTGATGGCATGAGCCAACTAGCTAACGACTCGATGCTCACACAGGCAGTCTCCTTTGTCATTCCAATCCAACTTTCAAACACTGATCCAACCCGATAACGACCATGCCAACATTCGACCGCACAACAATCGTCCGAGGACCTTGCAAAATCACTTATGATGGCGCGACGATCTACTCTAAAGGTGGAGTAACGCTGACTCAGACTAACTCGACATTTGATAAAGAGTCGGACGCATACGGTCCGATTAGCAAAGCGAAAACAGACTTTCAGATCGTCGTGGAGTTTGAGCCGGTCGGAGAGATCGAACATTTAACGGTGCTTTACGCTCTGGGCAACACAGCAATGGGAACCGGAATCTTCGGTGCATCAGATAAACCTTTGGTCATCATCGCAACAGATAAGACGTATACCATCAAGAACGCTGCAATCACTCAGATCCCATCGATCCGTGCAACCGCAGGCAATACCGCTTTCGGCAGTGTGCAATTTACTGGATTGCTCTCGATCGGTGGCGACCCGGCAGATGTTACCGATTACATGGCACTGACATCTGGAGCATCAATCGGTGCAGCATTCGATCCATCCAAGCTAATTACAGCACCTTACACAGCAACATTGGGTGCAGTCGGTCCTTTCTTCTCAGAGGCAGGATTTGAGATCTCTTTTGACCTAGGGCTAACACCTATCACAGTTGACGGCATCGGCACTGTGGACATGGCACTGCAATCTCTGGGCGCCACGATCACCTGCATCCCAACCGGCATTGCAGTCGATTCGTTCCAGACGTTCTTTGACGCTTTGGATGCCGGTGAAGATCTCGCATCATCTGCGCTCGACATTTCAACCGCAACGGTCGGAGGATTGAACTTTGATTGCGCTGCCGTTCAAGTGCTAGACTTGGCGAGCCGATTCAGCCCCACTGAAAACCGACTTGGACAGTTGACGATGGCCGCCAAGAGGACATTCTCATCTGGCAGTCCAGTCGCATTATTCACAGTCGCAGCAGTGGTCTAATGAATTATGTTTGTCAGACTCACCAGAGGAAACTATGCGCTTGATCTCGCAGGTGAAACTCCGCAGTCCGAGACTGTGGGGTTTAGCCACGATGCACAAGGCACTTTCCAGACGGCACAATATATCGAAGCAGACCAAGCCTCACAGTTCTACCGTGGCGGTGCTATTGCGAATATTTCGTTTGACTCCCGGCTAGAGTTTTCGAGCGTAGCAGACGCTCAAGCGTATCTCCTCGCCACTCCGCAAGGTCTGATCTCTCAGGCATCGCAGACGGTCACTATCGGCACACTGTCAGCCTCTGGCACTAAACAAGTCGAAACGCTGACATGCGTAGGCAGTGCTACCGGGAATGGCAACATCAACTGGTCTTTTACCGACAACGTGCTAGGCACGATCTCTGGCACCACGGCAGTGCTTAACGCTGACACTCCGACACTATACGCTGCCAAGATTGCCACCTCTCTAAACGCAGTGGCAAAGATCCGTGCGCGTTACGCTATCACGTCATCCGGTGCCGACGTGATCCTGACTAAGCGTCAATCTGAGTCAGATGACACGACTCTGGTATTGACGACAACAAACGGATCACCATCGCCGAACATCACCGGTGCCACGTCTGCGAACACCACTGCCGGAGTTGCTCCGACGATTTTATCCGCTATCACAATCAATCAAGCTAGTGTTGTTCTCAACCTAGCTCAAACAGGCGTATCAATCGCTCGAAACGTGACAATCTCCGGCAAGTATGGCTAATAAAAAAGTTCAAATTCAGATCGATACGAAGGCTACCGGGAATGGCGCACAGCAAGCGCAGCAATCCCTGCAAGCACTCGACAAGACCGCTCAAAAGGCATCTGGAGCAGTCAACACGACCACTGCCAGCACGTCTAAACTAGGCAGCATCGCAGGGCAGGCAGGATTTCAGATCCAAGACTTTGCGGTGCAAGTCGGAGCCGGAACATCTGCATTGACGGCATTTAGTCAACAGGCTCCGCAGTTGCTAGGCGTGTTCGGTCCGACTGGAGCCATTGCCGGTGCGATTGTTGCCATAGGAGCAGTTGCGGCAAAAGTATTTCTGGACATGTCCGACAATGCCGAGGAAGCAGGCAAAGCCATGGAAGAAATGGCCGAGAAGCTCAAAGATGCTTTCACTGCACAAGGCAAAAAGGCCATAGATGAATTCAATACCTCGATTGAGCGTGCAACCGCGCTTGCAATGGGCATGCGTGATGCGGAACTGGCAGTTGCCGATGCGCAAAGAGCGCGTGAGCAGGCAAGCTCAAAGCTGATTGATTCACAACTAAAACTTGATGAGGCGCAGATCAAGTATCTTGCCACGACTGGGCAAATCAAGAATGAGGAACAAGCTCTCGCTGATGTTCGCACTAAAGCAGCAGAGGCAACAAAGCAGGCTGAGATTGCAGCCGTGCAAGGACAAGTTGATTCAGCGAGGCAGCAATATGAGAACATATTAAATAGACGTGATGACGTGCGAAAGGAGGTTGCTGATGCGCAAAAGCAAATGGCAGAACTTGAAGCTCGCCAATCTGCATTGCAGGCATTTCGCGCTGCATCTCGTGAATCGGACGCTAGATTTGCAAAAACAACAGGTCAAAAAGATTTCGTTTCAGGTCAAACAACCGCAGCCAGCGCAGAACTTACGGCTATTGAGAAGCAGATAGCAGAGCTTTACAGTATCATACAAGGTGCGCCAAAGCGATTGCAGGAAATCACTGATCTAGCAGCAACTGAAATGATGAGCTTAACGGTCTTGATGGATCAAGCTCAAACGCAGATTGCAACTATTGAAGCGCAGTCTAATTTATCGCAAAAGGCGCAAGAGATCACGACCGTAACGGAAAAGATCGGGCAATCTGCGCAGGACATTGAAAAGGCTATTGAAGGATTTGAGCCGATTACACAAGCGCAAGCAAAGGCTAAAGAGTCAATCATGCAGGCCGTTTCCGATGGAGTCATTACCGCTCAGGAACAACAGCAGATCGGCACTCAACTCCAAGTGTTGATGAGTAGCCTGCAAACTGGGCAAACATCGGTGCTTAATACTCTGCAAGAACTTATCAAGATGAATGCACAGTTGGCAGTGCAAATGAGCCGATTGCAACCGCAAGTGCAAGCGGCAAAAAACAGTCTACCTAGAGGAATCAACTAATGCCAGTCTGGACTATACAAGGAGAATCGGGCAAAGCGTGGGACAACACCACGCAGACGCTAGAATTTCGCGCGATTGAAGCGGCACAACTTTCTTTCCGATCACTAGAGGCTGACGAGTTGAGCCTAGGCATCATCCCGGAGGACTTCACGACCTACACTGCACCGGAATTAGGGCAGGCAGTCAAACTCTACCGCAACGGCAGTCTATTCTTCACCGGCACCG